AAGCAGTTTGTCTTTGTAAGAATAACATGTTTTCTTCAATAGCCCCTTGAGTATCTAAGTTTTTCAAGATATCATCAAAAGCATCTAATCCAGCAGCAGCAGTAAACCCAACATTTACATTACCACGATCTTCGATAGCAGCAAATAAACCTTGTGTACCTTTAACTGTAGCTGCAGCTCCAGATCCAGCAGCAGCAAGCTCACCTTCAACCACAGACATTTCTAGGTAATCTTCAAAACGTAGTCTTGTTTCAGACTCAGCTTTTAAGTACCATAAATATCCAGAAGCACCGTCTTCAGTAGCAACTTCAACCCAGCCGATTTGTGCCATATCAGAACCATTAACAACGTATTGGTTTCTAATAATAACAGGAGAGTTAGAGAATTGTGAAAAAGATGGTTCAATTGACTTGTATCCAGTTGTGTCAGCTAAACCTGTTGAGCCAGTTATTTCAGATCCTTTACCGTACTCAGAACCATAAACAAATATTTTTAGTCCAGTGGCAGTTAATCCTGTTAAATCAGCAGCTGTGTATGGCGCTACTACTAAAGTAGCTGTAACACCAGCTTGACTTGATGACGTAACTAAAGCTTTAAGTTCAACTCCAGTTACTGGATCTAAAATAACAATAGTTTGATTTGCAGATATTACGTTCTGTACAAAAGCGTCACCTGCTCCACCAACTACAAATTCTAGAGTGTTATTAGCGGGAAGTCCACCTGTAATATCAACATCATTGTAAGCAACATGTAATCTGTTTTGCTCAGACCAAATAACTTGATCAGATGTCATTGGCATTTCAGCGCCAACCATTCTTAAGAATCCAGATAACGTTCTGTTTCCATAACGCTCTACTTCTTGTTCGTATATTTCTGGTAAATACTGTTGTGCAAAAGTATCAGTACCAGCAGCTGCATCGTTAAAAACAAGGTAATTGTCAGATAACAATTGTTGTTTTTGAGATGGCTTTATTGTTCCAAATGCATTATTTAATGCCATAATTTTTAATTTTTTTAGTTAAATTTTTTAGTTTTTATTTTTAGCTTTGTAGAGTCAGCGCCTGAAATAGCTTTAACCTTCATACCGCCAATAAACACATCACCTTGAGTAGTCCTAGCTTTAGTGTCACTCAAGTTTTTTGATTTGTTTACAACGTCTTTTACAGCGTCTGCTTTTCCTTGCTCATAGAAATGAGCGGCAATCTTATCTACGTTTTCAGCAGCATACATAGCTTTGTGATAACCACTAACGTCTTGAACATTTCCTGAATCGTCTAGGAACTTCCCAACGAGATTTGTTATATTAGACTGGCTTTCTGCAATTTTATCTCTGTTTTGAATATTATACTTATATTTCTTTTCACCAACATTGATATCAAAACCTTTGAAATCATCGCTAAAAAGTTTTTTAGTATTATCTTTAAACGTTTGATGCTGTTGCTCAGCTTGTTCTTGTTGCTTGTTATATCTATTGAAAAAATCCATAGCTTTTTGTTGTTCTTGAGTAACGCCCGGTCTCAACTTGATCTCGTCGTAATACTTACTCTTAGTCTCTTCTAAAAAGTTTTTGGCTTTTGCAACTTCTTCTTTAAATGCAAGTTTCTTTTTTCTTGCATCTCTTTCCTCGTCCATGTCTTCGTCAATAACAAAATCTTCTAATAAAAGATCTATATCGTCAGACTCTAGATAAGGTTTATTTTTTTTGTAATACTCTTTTAATAAAGTAACATCGTCAACGCTAGAGTAATCAGCGTTTAAACGAGTATAATCTTCTATTGTCCCACCAGTGTCTTCCATGAATGAAACTAGCTTTTCAATATTTTCAGGTAACGGTTTACCTAATACTTTTTCATCTCTTATAGCTTCTTTAACTTCAGCTTCAACTTGTTTAACTTCAGCTTCAGTTACTTCTTGGATTGGAGAAAACCCTTCAGTAGTCTCGTTGGACTCTGGTACAGATTCTTCCACCGCGTCGCTATTTCCGGATGGTGTATCTCCAGATACTTTTTCTGTTTCTCCGATTTGAATGGCATCGTCTTCTTTTTTAATTTCAACCTTAGTTACATTATCTTCTAATTGTATTAAAGGTTCCTTTGAGTTAACATTTACTTTTGTAATGTTATCTTTTGTTTCGGTTAATTTTTTAGGTGTTTTCTTTTTAATTTTGAACTCACCTTCCTGCTTAACAGTTTCATTTGTTTTTACTTCTGACATAATATAATATAATTAAATAATTAAAGACTACATAAACGCTTGAGCGCCTTGTTCTTGTTGTTGTTCAAAGTTTATTGGTAAGCCATCATTCTTTCTTTGACTTATCATTTCACTTTGCTGTGTTGCTTGTAATTTAGTTCTTTTATCCTTTCTATCTTCTATCGCGTTTTCTTTTTGTTGCATTGACTGTGTTTCGACTTGTCTTAACTGCATGTCATATTGATGCTGCAACTGCATTTTTTGTTGATCAAGTTTAGATTGAATTTCCATTTTTTGAATTTCCATTTGAGTTCTAGCTTGTTCATATTGAACTTTAGAACCGCTTATAGCTTCTTGTTTTTGAACTTCAGCCATAGCTGTTTTTTCAGCTGTTTCAGCTTGGGCTTGACCTTGAGCCGCTATGTTAGACTGTTGAACCTCTATATCTCTACGCTCTTTACGCTTCCGCTTAATCTTAAGCATTTGATTAGCAAGTTTAAGATTTTTTATTTGCCTAACATCTATAGCGTCGTCTAGCTGTATGCCTCCATTCTGTAAGGCAATTTGTATATTTTGCTCTAGTTTTGCTTGCTCTTCTTCATCTGGTTCTAATTCTAAAAATATACCAAAATCATGTAAATTTAAACTTACTAAATTTTGTAAAGTTTTAACATTAAACACAGATATAGAATTTTGAAGTGAGTTAGCAGTTAAAGGAAAAGATAAGGCGTCTGCTATTTTTAAAGATATATTTTCAGCCATTCTAAGAGTTATATATAAACTAGATTGATTTATATGCTTAGTGGCAGTGTTTGAAGCGCTAGCTGCTAATTTCTGTAATCCTACTAAAGTGTTACGATCAGGCAAACTACCGTCTCTAGCTTCGTTAAGTCCTGTTACATCACGTATCATTTGTAAATAGTATTGATACGTAGTAATTAAACTTTGAATTTTTGCACCGCCACTACTGCTCTGTAGTTCTTGAATAGGTACTTTGCCTCTATTAAGCTCACCATCTTGTGTTAATGATCTACCTACAATAGAACCTGTTTGAAAATACATATTCAAAGCCTCAGCTGGATTGTAATTTGTGCCGTTACCTAAGTCAACTTCAGCTAACCCATCCATATCTAAATAGACACCATCTGGCACCATGCGAGATAATACTTGCTGTAATTTTAAATGAGTAAGCTGTATCATGTCTGCAAAACCCACGCACTTGCTAACTAAACTTTCTATTCTACCCTTATACATTCTAGGCGCGCATATAGAATAATTCATTTCTACTTTAGTAGTATCAGCATAAGGTCTAGACATGTTTTCTGCAAGTTCCCACTTAAGCATTGTATCAGTTCCTAATACTTTAGCTCCACTGTATAAAACCTCAATAGATCTTGAAACTCTTTCAAACATATCGCTTTCTGGTGGATTAAAAGTATCTGGCTTTTCAATAGCTTTCATTAAGCCTTGATCTGTTTGTTTTATTTTAAAAACTTGATCGTTGTATGTTTTATAATCAAAGTATAAAACCTGTACTGTATTTTCATCATATCCACCCCAGCCAGTTATATACTGTCTATTTCCTGGCATTTTTTGTATACGCTCTAATTCTCTTTCAGATATGTTTGGAAACTCTTTTTTAAGTTCTGGTATTGTTATAGATTTTATTTCACCTACATAGTATATATCTTCAAAATTAGGATCTTCCGTATATGAATAAACCATATAAGCTGGATCTACATAATCTATTGTAACACCGTTAGCAGTGTTAAAATTAGTTTTACAAGCGCCAATACCTATGGTGACTAAATCCATGTTTATTCTGCGCCTTGTAAGATTATATTTGTTTTTAGCCATAATATTAGATATAGCTTCTTCTTCAGCTATTTCTATTGATTGCTTATAACTAAGTTGCATGTGAAGTTCCAACTCTTCTTCTGATTCTGGAATTAAACTAGGATCAGGGCTTTGATACAAATCAATTCCTAAAACTTGTTTTATATTTTCTATATATTTTTTAGAAATCATATCTTCATATATTTTAGAAGCATATGATGTTCTTTTCTTTATAGACTCAGGATCCTGCGAATAAGCTTTTATTTCATAGGATTTTTGAGATATTCCATTTACAACTATATCTACAAATTTAGATAAAATAGGTACAGGTTTCCAGTCTAAATTTAAATAAGACAAATCACCATTAATAGCTAATTCATCTTTATATTTTTGTACAGATTGCTCTCCTCTAGCATATAATCTCAAGGAGTGAAAGTTGTTCCAATTTGTTAAATACCTGTTACCGTTGGTTCTACCAGATCTAAACCACTCATATTCAATAGCCATTGCAACTTGACTGCCATATTCTATAGTGTCTTTTTCAGCATTACTTACAACCTGGCTAGGAAACGCGCTATTTGAGTTAGTGTATATATTCATTTAACTTATTATTTTTGATGTAGCTCCTTTATTGTCATATTTTTTAATTCCAAGATCTACAGGCTGTAGTTTAATTTTATTTACAGGTGAATACCTGTGTTTATTGCAAGCCATAAGAGCTAGTCCAGAGCTTATAGAAGCATCGTGTTTAGTTCTGTTGTTTATATTAAACTTAGCCCAGTCTTCTAGTGTTTTTTGGAAATACATATCACCATAGCCAGTTTCTTTTAAACCAACAAAAGTTTCTATGTATGTTTCAATCGCGGACGCGTGAGCTTGTTTTATATCTTCACTTGAGTTTGGTATTCCGCCCAACTCTCTTTCTGTTATAGAAAGTTTATTATATCTTCTATCTGGTCTATTCATTGAAAATCCTCTATAACCTCTTTTTTTAAAATAATACAAAAGCCTAGGTTTATTATTTTCAGCGAGTATAGGCATGCCATAAAAAACACAAGCCATTAATACATCTTCAAAAAATATTTCAGCAGTTTGTGGTCTAGCTATATATTCTAAAAAAAAATGATTAGTAGGCACGTCTTCCATTGAAAACTTAGTAAGACCGTGTAAAGATCCTTTTGAACCTCTTTT